ATTTAATTCATCAGGAACATCAATATCCCAATACTTGCAAAAACGCTCAAAATCCATTTCAGCAACATCCACTGCCGCAATTATTTTTTTATCGCCCATCATTAAATCGCCTTTAATTCGCCACCGGAAAATTCGAGTTCAGCCGTGCCTTTCATTGAACCCACATTAATTTCACCTATAATTTGAAGTTGGCCACCGTAAAGAGAACCATTGACATACTCAACTTCTACACCAAAAAAGCCCTTTTTATCTGCTAATATTTGAATGTATTCTTGATCGGCTCTCGCATCATCAATAACGATCCCCATCCCACTTAATTTCGCGGCTGTCATTTTCTTGATTAATCGCGCAGTGCGATTGCCATTCATTTCAACTTCGTTGTTATAACCACCCAATGAACGGTCGCTTTCAGCATCATAAGCTACTGGAAACTCACGACCGTCTAACGTGACACGTACAATACTGCCTGATACTGGCATAAATACACCTTACTAAATAAGAAAGTAACTAACTTAAATACTATTTAAATTAGTTAACATTAAACCCAAACGCCAATGTATTACTGCTAATACGACCTGCACCACTGTACTTAACCACAGTTTTTGTATTCAAGCGGTTAGGGTTTTTAGGATCAATCTCTGCTTTACAATTTTGTTTTGCATAATCACGATTAACAATAATTGCATTGTCAGCAAATGAATCGATCAAACCGTGAATATCTACAACGGCTGTGGATGGTTTTCGCGCCCATTCATTACTAACAATATCTTCATTATTAACAAGAATAACGCCTTCCCATTTATCACTTGAAAAAAGCAATTTAAGATTGAATAACCAGTTAAATGATTTGAACAAATCAACAACATATTTAAAACCCGGATCGGGTTCACCTTCAGGACGATAAAACGTCATAACATCCTGAAGAACAGGCACACCGCTTTTTGTTAATGTCGTTGAAATCCCATTGACTTCAAGATAATTACGGTCAGTATATTCCAACTGTTGCTCATCTTCACCACCGTCAATACCTGTCATTGCCATTCCAATGTATGGTCGAGGTGAATTACTCTGCGCTCGACTAACAATCAAACCACTGGCTCTAGCTGCGATTTCAAACGGTAAACTCTTACTGCCATAAACAGGAATACAAACGTTCGTTCTGTCCTCTTCACGATTAACCGCAGGCAAAATTAACTCATCACGGCTTTCATTGTTATCACCATAAACGGCCGCAAATGGCAAACCAACTAATCCATCCCATCGTGATTCACAAAAATCAGACAGCTTATTAAACGTATCGTTATCACGCCCAAATTGGTTAACAACAATTGAATTCCAAATGTCTTTAAAGCTATTAAGCGCTAAATCCACGTCAGGGTTTAATAATCCCCCTTTCATATCATTAATCACAAACATCACACCGCACTCTTCAAGCTCTACACTAAGCTTAATATCATTACCTGTCACGCCTGCCCACTTAGCTGTAATATTCACTTTTGATGGAATTTCATCCTCTCCGGGAGTGACACTAGATTGCGCACTATCAAGATGTAGTGCCGCAGATAATCCAGTAGTCCCACTGCCTGAATCAGATAAACTGGTAATGCTACCTTTAGAGCCTGCAGTTATCGTAGTAATCACATAACGTGCATTACCATGCTCCCATAATGCAGTAACACGCCCTCCAGCATTATTAATGGCGGTTTGTAATGCATCAGCAACTTGCAACTCAGTATTGGCATTTGACAAATCAACCGTGACCGTTAACGGCTGACCATCAACCGTTAATAACACTTGATAGTTAATAGCAGTCAATGTAGTTGGAGAATCAGGTAAAGAACGACCACCTAAAAATGCATTAGTAGGCGGAATACCCAACACCGTTTCTGTCAACACTGGCATATTGACGTTGCTATCAATAGCCTCCTTAATTGATTCAATAATTGTTTCTGCTGTATCCCCTTTTTTAATCACAGCATTAGCGTACTTATTGCCAATCTCAATACGAGCAACTGCTGATACAGTAGAAAGCCCTGTTATCTCATAAGAGCCTGTCGCTATTTGAGCTTGTTTAGGTGCATCCAATGGATACACATTCACTGGAATATCTGCCGTTACTCCATCACCAGAACGAGGGAATAACTGTAAACACATCAAGTGCAACGGTGAGCCATACCCATATTTAGTCCCGGCTTCAGAAGCAGAAGTGATCACTTGCTTTTTATTAAATTTAACCCCAACTGCGCCACTGATAGCTTGACCAATAACAGCTACCTGATTTGGTAGCATGGTCATTCCAGTTCGCAAGTTAACATTTTTAATATCGACACCCACAGCGCGAGCAATTGCTCCGGCAGGTACAGCTGTACTAATCGCCATTATTCTTTTCCTTTTTTAACAATATGACTTCACCGAGCTTGCCAAAACGCACTTCACAAAACTCAGACAACATTTCAAGCAATGGGGAGCCATCAATGACTGGTGGCATTAACTTAGTATCAACTTCCATTACTAACCGCGCCCCAATAACATTAATTTGAGCACCATCTGCATATTCAGGTTGAAATACTTGTTCTTCTTTAAAGCGTTGATTAGAAACTAAAGCAGCAGGTTTGTTATCAATACGAACAGGGAAACCTAAGTTTCGATTTTCATGCGCCATTAAAACCATATAAACAATATGTGTCATTTCAGCCAACTCTAATGCGGCTTTTACATCACCATGATCTATGATCCCTTGCTCATCTTCTTCATGCGCTTTTTCAATAATTACATCAATGAAATACGTTAGTTTCGCTTGCTGATTTGCCATACTGCTTGCTGCTATATCAAATTCAGTTTTTTGATAAGACACATTAATACGGCATTTATCACTTAGCCCTGCCCAAGGGATCGCCCTTTCTATGAATGTTTCCGCTAAAATTTGATCTGTAGGCTCTCGCAACTCATTTTGTTTCTCAATCCCTTTAGTGATTAATTCCGCAATTCGATCACGAATAAACCCTTTCAGTGACGGTGTGATAATTTCAGTAGATAGTGTCATGATTTCTTTTTCACCAACGCTAAATTGAATGTAATAAGCCCCAAGGTATGATCAGCCATTGTTTTTGTGATCATGTATCTCGCCACTAATCCGCTTATATTTGAAAACTCAACAATCCACCCATTCATAATGCTGTTATGCTCAACTTCATGCTGAGTAACAAACCCCCGAGATACCAATGTAGAGATACGAACAGAGGCATGACTATGCTCTGTTGCAATAAGAACACCTGTATCTGGATCTATATCAGCACCAATTTCCCCCACCTGACCATAAAAAAGAGGATCGTCTCCAATCCTCTTTTTTGTATCAATGCGTTCAATAATAAGTGGATACCCAAACAATTTGGGGTCTTCAAGAGAAGTGGCAAGCAGTTTTTCCATTGCTTGCCTTAAACTCATTTTTGTTTACCTGCCTTTACACCAACAGGTTGAGGCATTTCTTTTTCCTTGCCCTCAGCTTCCGTAGGCTGTTTTTCATCAGAAAGCTCATTAGTGATAGCAGCTAACTTTTCTTCTGCTTCTTGCAAAGCAGTTGTCGTATCAGAAAGCTTCTTTTCAGTTTCAGAAACTTGCTCAGTGAGTGTTAATCCGTCACTATTTAACTCTTCAATTTTCGTTTCAAGCTGTAAAGCACTACGCTCCATCTCTACAATACGACCATCAAGCTCTTCAATATATTGCTGCTTACCTAAAATGGTAGTATCAAGCTCTTCATTAGCAGCATGGCTATCTAATGTAGCAATAAGCACTGATTGCTTAACTTCATCAGCGTCACTATCAATCAATACCTTTCGAGCTAACAAGAGTTTAATTTCTAAGTCATCTTGCAGAAGATTATTACGTGATACTTCACCGCCACCACGAACCATGCCGATCTTAGTTAATAGAGAACGACCTTCTCCGATTACATATGTTTTCATCACATACCCTTCTTATTTTAATTGGAATGCTGACCCAGCATCGACTTGTGTTGGAACCCATAAAGGACGAGATTTAACACCAACTTTAATTTGCTCACCATAGGTATCAATCAGGCCATAAGGCACTAAAGATCCCTTGGCAATAGTTGGTTGCTGAGAGAAACCTGTGATTTGCTTAAATTGTGGACTTGATTTATTAAGCAAAGGAACCCCTGCAAACATCAAGTCAAATCGAGCTTGAGTAGAACCTACGAAAACCATATCTTCAGGCACGTATGGCACGGTTTGTCCTGCGTTAGCAATTTGAGCCCCATCTGGTAACTCACTTAACTCAGGGATAGTGTATTGCTCTGGATAACTAAAAATATCCAACGTCATTTCTGCTGTAGAAATACGACCATGAAAAATAGCACCGTCTTTTTGCTCTGAAGGCCATTGAATATCACCACGAGTAATATTCTTTTTATCCAATAACTCTTGCATCGCCTTGTTAGCAAGAAAACGAGTTAAAGCAACACGACCAAGAATTGTGTAATCCGAGGTTACTAACGCATCACGACGATTCAAAAATACGGCTTTTTCAAAATCAACCATAAGATCGTCATTCACACCCCACGCAGAGGCAGAAATATACGTATGATCAGCATTACGCTTATAGTCAATAATAGAGCCATCAACTAAAGCCACTCGACCAGAGAACAGCGCATCTGACGCTTGCTTTTCAATAGCGCGAGTGATCTTATAACCATAATCCACTTGCTTATTGTTCATGCGCTTTAATGCTTCTTTTGTATAATCACGCTGCTCATATTCGGTATCACCTGCACCCACTTTATTTAAGTCTTCCGCAGAAAGAAAACCGTATTCATCATAAGCAGGTGGTGTGTAATCGGTCGTTGAATACTTACCAGAGCTGTTTGCTCTACCGCCTGAACCCGGGATCACATCAATAGCCACCGATTGATTGTGTTTTACAATATCAACACGAATTTTTTTAGCCTTGGTGATGTTCTCAGGTGGGCACTGTGCAAGACCAGTTAAAAAACCGCGAGGTTTACGTTGCAGTTCAAACGCTTTGATCATTGCAATACGAAAGCTGTCTTTCATAATTTATCCTTACTAAAAAGGCCGCATCAGCGACCTTTAGGTATAAAAAAAGCCGCTTATGCGACTTGGTTATAAAATAGTTGTTGCTGTGGTTTTTCGAAGGATAATGCCCTTATCTCGAAGTGCTACTTTTATATCGTGAATATCACCACCTTCATAAATCACTTTATTAATATCAACTTCACCTTTAATCAGTATTCTTGTCATTTTATCCGATGCTGTTGCATTAACTTCACCATTAACAGCAACTAAACAGGAAGGTGCTGTAGCGGTATCCGGATTTGATCCACCAGATGTACATACAGTATATTTTCGGGTTTGATCATTATAAGACAAAACCGTTAATCCCTTAACTACACCTTGACCAGAAGTAATCACAGCATCCTCATATTCAGCACCAAAAATAATGCCACTTTCAATATCATGCTCTTGAGTTTCTACGCCTGCCATAGTACTAAACCTTTTATTTAATAAATAAGAAAGTAAGTAATTTAAATACTTTTTAAATTACTTAACATTAAACCCGCAAGACGCTAATAATTCATCCGCTTCTTCTTCTGAACTTTTACCTTTACTCGAAGATGACGGTGCCGGAGTTTCCGGTGTATCAATTGCTTCAACTGAATTACTAGCTTCTGTAGCAACCATACCTAACTTCCTTTCTTTACGTGATAATGAAACTATTTCTGCTTTTGAAATGTCTTTTCCTGATTTAATGCCCTCAGAAACAGCACTGGCATCAACATCAATAAATTCACACCATACAGCAACACGTTCTTGCTCTTCTGCCAATACCACTGATTTTACTTCTTCAAACAAATCAGGATGCTTACTTTTTAACTCACTTAATAACATGGAACTTTCCTCTTTATTTTCAATGACTGGTTCAGGGTTATTCTTACTATCAACCGCACTAATTTCTAGATCCGTATTAATTGAATCTATCATTTTCACACTAAGGGCATCACGCGCAAACAGCATGCCGCCATTACCAAAATTTTCTAATATGTAATCAACCGTAACATTACGACCAATTGATATAGCATTCAAAAACGATTCATTCGCTTTATCTACGATACTCTGAAAGACAACTTGCCCTGACTCTGTATTTGGATCAGGTCTTTTATTTTCAGAGCCTTTAGACACAAACGTATGGCGCTTAATCCCTGCCGCTTCATACATTGCGGTAGGGTCCCAAAATTCAATAACCGTACCGACACTACCGACGGCTGCCGAATCAACATCAGCAATAATCTGATCACATTGAGACGCTAGCCAATATCCGGCACTATAAGCCCCATTCTTAACAAGAGCCGTAGTCGGCTTACTGCAATTTCTTATCGTTAATCCGGCTCTCTCAACACCGTTCGTTAATCCTCCGGGCGTATCAAAAACATAAATAACCTCATCAATAGATGAATTATCTTCTGAAAGCTTAGTCATTTTTTCAATTGCAGAATAACGAGTGTAATTATCTAACCACTCCCACCATCCAACATTATTAACCAATGGACCACTTACATAGATATACGCTTTACCATCTATTATTTCAGGCTCATCATCACCTCTGAACTTATCATGGCTTTCATCCATCCAAGTATCACGGTTATAAAGCTGCCCAGATTGAGATAATGAATGGAAACGAGACATCATTTGAGACAAGAACGTGTTATCCATTAACCACAAATAATCATGCATCGTCTTTTTTATCCTCACTGTTTTTTTCTTCAACGGTAGATGAAGATTTCGGTGGTGCAATTACACCCTCAGATAATTTTTTCTCACCTTTCAAACGGTCTATGTTTGAACTGAAACGTGAACCAGAGCCTTCAAGACTGGCTTTCTGGTTTGTTTTCCATCCACGATCAACATTAATCACATTAGCTTTGGCTTCTTTTTCTGGATCAATTGGTTTTCTATGAGGACCAATCCAATCACAATTAAACCAAGCCTCTTTAATGTCCCATAAACTGTCATTATTTAATGACTCAAATAACATAGGCGTTGTTAATTTATAACTTAGCGTTTGGTGCGTTATAAACGTTCGCCATGATCGCTGTGGGAAATTAGCAATAATCCGAGGACGAACAAATTCAGATAACGCCAATGAAAACTCATTGTTAACTTGCCTAGCGGCTGAATAACTGGAATCAAATTCTAAAAATAATATCTCTGGTGGCATATCTAACGAATAGGACACCATTGATAGAACCCCTCTAACGAAAATAGAATGATTCACATTAGGACGTTGAGTGTTATAACTCACTGGCTCTTCACCCACTTGCAATCCCTGCATAAACATACCGGGTTTATCTATCGTTGTTGTCTGTGCAGTTACAATAGACGAATCGGTTTTAGGCACAGACTTAGGCTTAACGCCTCCAACAAAAGGAGTAGAACCATTACCACCAGTATCTTCTGTTCGTTTTACAAACCCAACAATAGTGGCATTCAATTCAGCAGCTGTAATTTCATGCGTCGTATATTTATCTAATTGTTTTAATGCTTGTAAAGCAGACATCAACAACGGATAACCACGAACCTCTCCAATTCTTCGCTTTGTTCCGTAAGCTAACCACGCTTGCCGCCTACCAGAACTGGAATACGCTTGAATTTCTTTATGATCGCCAAGCCGTTGCTGAACGAAAAATGAAACGGTTTTACCGCTTTTATCTAATTTTACGCCATGAACAATTTTAGATTCATCTTCACTTTCATCCATAAACATAGGTGAATTAACAAATCGTCCATCTATAAACTCATAATTTGGTAAACCTAAATGATTAATTCGCTCAATAACTAATACATCACCACAGAGTAGGGCATTCAATTCTAATTTTAATTGAAGCTCATCAAGCGTTTCTTCTCCTAAATAGTCCCCAAGCGTTGAACGTGAGTAACACTGAAATAATGATTCTGCTTTCTCTGTCCACTTATGGATAGTTTCTTCATCCAATCCAAGAATGACATTATTTGGGGTTGATTCTGGTTTTAATCCAGAGCCAACAGAGTTAATAATTAAGCGATTAATGATCCCCCTAGCAAAAGGGTTCGAGTAATAAAGTGCAAGTGATTTTTCTCTTAGTTCATAGTAATCAAAATCATCAACATCAAGTGTTAAACCAAAACCACCCTCTGTTTTTTCACCACCAAAACCCGAAACTAATCCACCCCACCCACCGTTCTGAGCCCCAGAAGAGGCACTCATTAATGAATTTAACATTAAACCACCCAACTGATCAGGTGGCGTTCTTGATATAACCTTATCCACAGCCCAATGAGTTAGACGTTTCAACATATTATAAAGTCCTTAGATAAACGATATTTCCATTCATTTTACTTTCAAGTTTGCCAATCTTATTTTCAATATGTGTTTCTAATGCTTGTAAATCCGATAGCTCATATTTCTTAGCTTTCTGATTTGATTGCCCGGTATCTATTGAAAACTCAACAACCCCACTAACGACAGCTTCTAGCATTGCATCATTAACAGCCATTAATTGATCTTTGTATTTCTGTAATAACTCTTCATGCATTAATTAAATCCACCATCTTCAACCCATGCCCAGAACTCAGGCCATAATGTTTCTTCTGAATCAAATAAGTGTTTACACGTTTCATTCGCAATAAAATCAAGTTGGCATAAGTTATAAACACGACAGTCAAAACCGTGATTATTGTTATTTCTTTTACGCCATTCATATCTGATTATTTGATTTGTTTTTTTATTTTTAACCGCTACTTTCTCTTCCGCAGCAAACATCTTGAAATAGCTATCGGGGTAATCACTTGGAAAGAATGGGTATCTTTTAGGATAGCTACCCTCTGAGCCTGCTTTTAATCTTAACGCTGAAATTACTTGGTCTTTATATCGGTCTACATTGATATGTATTGACCATAAATTTTCAAAATTAAGTAATTGAGTTGGTTTATAAGGTCTTGGTGATTTTTTCAATGCTTGAGGATCACCTTTTACCGGGTAAACACTACTACCAAACTGATCACAAAATTCATAAACAGAACTGGCGTTATAACCACTATCAACAAAAGCTGACACCATCGTTACCGATGAACCATTCATCTTTGTGTAATCAGTCAAAATAACGTCTTTCAATCCTTTCCACATTGGCGCATCAATATCTTTTGAATCACCACCTCTGATCTCAAGCCAATTGATTGAATAGGTTTTGCTATCAGAAGCCCAACCGATGATCTCTACACCAATCCATTCTTTATGCACATCAGCAGCAAGCGTTAAAAAATGAACCTCATCCGGTATTTGGCCTGATTTATAGTTAATCTTGTTTTCAAGAATTCGCTCGTAAGTAATCGAATCCCCTTTTTCATGCCAAGGTAAACCTAAAATGTTATTCCAAAACACTTGAAACTTTTCAGGGCGATCTTTTACTGATAAAAAACGTCTAACAATTTCAACCCATGTTATTTGACCTGGTGGCGCGTATAACGATCCTATTTGGTAACTCCGATAGGTAGATGATTCTGGCACTGCGGTAGGAACCCATTCGCAACGCTCCGGTCTTAAAAATCGAACCTTATCTTTATTTTTCATTTTATATCCACAAGCACGACAAAGATAACCGACTGAACTTTCAATAAGTCGTTCATTTTCATCTTTTTCAAATACAATTCCTCCCCAACCTGTATCAGCATTAGTAAAGAACTCAAGAGGCTGATCAGCTTCGCAGCTCAAACAACGAATGTGGTATCTGCGCTGATCGCCTTTTAAATATTCGTTGTATGTTTTTGAGGTATGTTCAAGAAGAGGAGTCGAACCCACGATTTGACGACGTTTATTACCAAAGGTATTTGCCCTATCACCAAACAATTCATATGGATCACCATCCTTACCCACACTCTCAGGCCAAGCGTCAGTTTCATCACCAAGTAATATTCGCGCAGGTAAACTACGTAAACTTGCAGGTGATTGAGCACTGCCCATATGTAAGTAACCGCCTGCGAATTCTTTATGCTTTACTGTGTCACCAGATCGTTGACCTTTCTTATTACTAGAATGCTGTGAGAATATTTTTGAACGTAGGCCAGAACTATCGATCATGTGGTCAATACGAGTGGACGTTTTAGCAACTAAATCATCCGTAGCAGAAACAAGCATAATTTGCGCAGGGTTTTCATCAATATATTAACCTGCGGTATTTTCTAAAACGGCTGTGGTATACCCTAATTGCACACCTTTTAAAACTGCACTCAGAGTGATCGTTGACGATACACTCATATTATCTGCAACCTCTTTCCAAAAAGGCGTATATGAAAATTTAAACTTACCGGGTTTAACCGTTACATCGCGAGGTAATTCGCGCTTTTTCTCTGCCCACTCACTAACAGTAATGACTGGCTTGGATGCTTTGATATTATTTACATAGTTATTAATAACGTCTTTCTTTTTATAATTATGCTTCTTATTTTTCTCCATCCAATGCTGCCTTAACTTTATTCTTAGCTTCAGTAATAGCAGCCGAGCAATAATCATTAATTTCTGTCATGTTGATTGCCCTAGCATCTTCACCGATACCTTCCCAATTTTGATGAAGCGTATCAATCAAAGTATCTGCCGAATCAAGAAGTTCATCTGACAACGCATCTAAATAACTAAAAACATGAGTTCCAACATAAGCCGTACAAATTAAGTTCCCCTCAGAGCGGTCTAACTCCATTTCTAATTTACGCTGTCTTAATCTCTCCGTTTTTATACGCTCAACTTTCACGGCTCGACTTAACTCAATATCAGAAATTGAAGACAACGAACTCTTTTTGCCTCCATCAACATTTAGTGGTTTTGCATCAAGATTTAACCCTTTACTTTTTAAATAGGCCTTAGTTAACGGTCCATCAATTAATATTAATTCACCTGACATATCTAACTTTCCGGCACTAACTGCTTTTGTTATTGCAGACCGAGAGACACCAACCACACTTGCAAAATCAGAACGATTCATCCAAACCTCATATTGGTTAACAGAAAACAGTTTCCACCGATGATTAACAGAGAATGTGGTTAACAGAATTTGTTAACCACAAAAAACAACGCTAAGTTATTAATAATAAATAAGAAAGTATGATATTTACCAAGTAAATTACTTGATTTTGGTTAACAACTGTTAACCAACTCAAGGAAGCAATTATCAAAGTAACCAATTGAAGTTAAAGAAAAATTCAGAAATAATAAAAAGATCTGGTTAACAGGTTAACAAGATCTTTTTGGTGAACAATGAGCAAAACCGCGCCGTGCTAATCAAAACCCCGATCAAGGGTACCCCCTCCAGAAGGACCCGTAACCGCTTGTTTGGCCTTAACATGCGCCATAAAGTTAAGATAAGTCATAGCCTTAACCCCATAGCTTCTATACATCTCTCGCGTTTTAGGATTACTTTCTATCGCGACTATCTCTACATCATGTCCATGCTCTGAGAATATATGATCATGCAATATCTTCTCTTTAAACAGTGGCGGTGTTAATCCACAATTGAAAAACCACTCATCCGGTTGCCAGTTCACTTTAGCCGCAATACTACTCAACGTTTCATCCGTGTACTTCATAGGCCTAGCCGTAACGAGAACAACATACTTATCTTGAATTTCTTTCAACAAGTCGTCTCGGTATCTCTCATGCTCTATTTGTGTAGAGAACGGTTGGTACTTATCATTACTGTTACTGACTAACGTATAATTCAAATCCAATAATATGATCATATTCCCTCTCTATCCCTCAAACACAAACCCACAGAACTCACCGATTTGAAACCATTTTTTAAATGACGATAATAGCTGTGGTTGAAGTGGACGCTGTATACCTGATAACGATAAATCTTTAGCTAAAATGTCATTAGCATCACACCCAGCATCTAATTTATTCGCAATATTCAAACGATTTATCACTTGGCCTGAATAACCACTGTATGACTCAATCTTATCAAGAATAATGATGCATCCACCTTTACGTGTCTGCTTCATCAACTGCATGATTAATTGCTCTCGGTGGCTTACTTTGACAAACATCATAGAAAGAAACAGAACACACACATCAAACTTAGGCACGGTATAGCTTTCAATATCATGAATAACTACATTACCCACACCTGTAAACTTCTCTTTCATTTGAGGTGAATTATCTACATTTATCACCGTAGCATGACGACTTTCTAATAACTTTTTAGCTGACTTAGTGATGTTTCCTGTGGAGCAACCAAGATCAATAAACACGCCATTATCAGGTAAATAATTACGTGCTATTTGAATCGTCATACTTGTGGCCATGTTATACCAAGGCAACTGCTCCCTTATATGGCAATCAAACTCATCCGCTATCTCATCACTTTTAAATGTCCACTCATCAGGAATATTCATAACGTCACCCCTAAGCGAGTTTCATAAGCACTAATAGCTTCATCAACCAAATTCATACGGCTTCCGTCCGGATAAGGAAGATTGAATTCAAACTCAATCGCTGCTCTTAAATCTCTAAGAATGGATTGAATGATTGGATTACCACAAGTTGCATTAACATTGTCGTGTCGAACAACAACTTCTACTGCTGAGAAATAACGCTTAAATAACCTATAAAACTCTTCTGGTGTGTGGTATTTCTGGACTTTCGGCTTCTCTTTAAAATCACCAATAGTAATGCCGTCTTCGTAATCTAACTTAAAAACTGCACACTTTGATTGACGCTCAGATAATCCATCCATACCCTGCGCCACCTTAATATTCGGATGACCAGAAGCACTAGCACAAGCATATAGCCTTGTTTTATCACTGCATAAAGCAGCGCATAAACAAGCGATATATCTTCTGTCTAGCGCGAATGGCACACTATTAAGCACAGAGCTAATAAATACAGACGTGAATGTTTTGCCACTTGAAATATCGCGCAAAAACGATTTTGCTAACTCGATACTTTTTAACTTATCTATTTGATCATGCATCCCAAGATGAAATGGTTCAAACGGAGTAACATTAACACCGATACTTCTTAATACTTCAGTTTCAGTCAAATGACCTGCGCCAAAATCAACAACAGAGCGTCCATGAAACCTTTTCCACTTTCTCGAATTGTCAGGCTTAGTAACATCGTATTCCTTTGATGTTTTCATTGGTGCTACAGAGAAAATAAAACCTAGCCCTAACTGATTGCCTCTTACCCTTCGACCTCGCCTAAATGAGTTATAACGTAACAAATCCTCATAACGACTATGAATATCAAAATCCATACTCAACAAATTAAGCATTGCATCACTTAATCTTGCTTCGTTATCATCAATGTAAATAACCTCTATCGCTGACCAACCTTTTTCAGCGGCATACTGCAACCGTCCAATACCATTAACAACACGATTATCCCGAGTACACACAATAGGCATGATGATCTTTTTGCCATAAAGCATTCGAGCCATGTTACGAGCGTAATTCACCCATTTACCTTTATTCACTTTCGTTAGCTTCTTCACTGAAACCACAGTTGGTGACATACATCGGTATAACTGCTCTAACGGTTTATCAGAAACAGATTTAACTAACTCATCCAAATTAATACGATTCAATGCTTCAGTAATGTTCTTAGGTGTATCAGATACACTTAAATCATTAGTTCCACGATTAAACGCAATGTTAATGGCTTTTCTATCTGGTAAATCCATTTGACCTGTAAAGTACACAGGTATTGCCTCTAGCCCCATTCGCTTTGCTACATGATGTCGTTGGTGGCCTGATAATATCTCACCATTAGATGAGGCAAATATGGGCAATACAAAACCAAGCTTTCTAATAGATAACTCTAATATATCTAATCGAACTGGATCAGCTGTTCTTGGGTTATAAGTGGATGGATTAACATCATCAATAGGCACTAATCTAAGCATAACTTTAGCCTCTTAACGATTTCATCAATAATGTCTTTCTTTTCAAATCCTACACTGCTGCGGATTTCTTCTTGCCAATCTAAATAATTTTCACGCTCAATGGGTATTCGGTACTCACCAATAACAAGAACAGTGTTCGATTCATTTACCTCGTCGCTACTATTCTTTTTAGTATGCCCATCATTGATTGAACCCGGTTCAAAACCATCAAGATCAATATCAAGGTTATCTAACCCTAATAAGTCAATGTCGTAATCTAAATCACGTAAAAGCTCCACTTCTTGAGCAAGCAATGCTTCATCCCACTTAGAACCCTCAGCAATGGCATTATCTGCAATCACATAAGCTTTCTTTTGAGCGTCACTCAATCCAGTTAACACAATACAAGGTACATTATCCATTTCTAAGAAAGCTGCTGCTTTCACTCTTCCATGCCCTGCAATAATGCAATCATGTTCATCAATCAAGACCGGATTAGTAAATCCAAACTCTTCAATGGACCTCGCTATTTCCTCAATATTCTTCTCATCATGAGTATTAGGGTTCGTCGCGTACTCTACTAAGTCCACCACTGACTTAATTGCATGTTTATAAAATTTCGTCTTATCACTCATACCACACCTTGTTTAATTTCTGAGTAAACGTAAACCATAAAAAAACCCACTAACTAGTGGGTTTAATCTCTTCAATCAATTTCTGGCTAAACACTGCCATATCTATTCTCCCGAATTGTATCCGAAATATTCTCGTAAATGCTCAATCTGACTCGCGCATAACCGCCATGATTTAAGCCAAGCAGGATCACGTAATACAGCTTCACCATACGTTAATGGTGGCTTAGTAAACGGAGGGACACATGAAACAAGAAAAGCAGAAGGAGGGATAACTAAACGCTCTTTATATTCAGTTACTATCTTCGTTGTAGTACATCCATTTATCAGCATTAGGAATAAGCACATCGTTACAAGCTTCATTCTTAATCACCTCCTTGATAACTGTTACGACCCTTTCCACTTGTTGGCTAGATTGTAATTTCTCAACAGCGAACTTATCAGCCGCTAATTGTGCATGTTTGGCTTCTTCCGTTAATCGATCAATTGATTTAGTTAACGAAACATTCTTATTAGACGTATCACTTAATTGACTTTCAAGCTGACCATTCTTAACGGCTTGCTCTTCCACCACATCAAATAAGTAATAGATAGATAACCCACTCACAACCAACAACCCTATACATAAATACAAAGCTAGGCTCTTAATTGAGTAATCCATATATCACCATCCGTACAAACAAGCTTGCTGCTCTATCTGGCGTCGCTTAACGATACCTGCACAATTACTTTCTTTTAATCTACAATCTTTGCCATTCACATAGACCCAACGTAACAACTCATTACACGCCCCTGTTACATCATGCTGATTGAATTTTTTAAGAAACGTAGAATGTTCAAAGTTCCCAGCACCAAGGTTAAATACAAAACTCACCATGATATCAAATTGAGCTTGTGTTACCTCTACTTGTAGCTCTCGCTTAACCACCTTTTCAGCTAATGCAACATCAGAAACAAAATATTCAGCTATTTGTTGATTTGTTACTGATGTCCCTGCCGATATATTACTGGTATGCCCTAATCCTACGGTCCATACATTAGCACTACATTGATACGCCTGTGTTCTACACCCTTCGAGATTACCTATATGTGATAACCCTTGTTCACTGGTTGATAATGATGAATCTACACCAAAAACAATTCCAAGTATTACAGCAACAGAGCATACCGCCTTACCTACTAATCTTTTCATATAGTCTCTCTGTTATAGGGCGTTTACGTATCTCTTCTAAGACTTTCTTTTTGTAATGGCGATTAATAAAAACAGTAGATACAACACATACCCCACCTACAAGGCTCATCCACTCATGCAATGTGAATGCCCCAAACAATGCAAATGCACTACTTGATGCGTACGACATAAATGTACTTATTTTTTCTTGCATATTTCACCCACAAAAAAAGCACCTAAAAAGGTGCTAATAAACATCATTACTGTAATCACTTCTGAAAAGGTGATAATTATCTAAAAATAACTATTGCGTATAATTGTTACCCTACACCACCTCAAGATCCCGTGTCTAATTGACATACATCAACCCACCACAAAAAATAGAACTGTCAACACCATGTATCAAAGATAAAAAAAAGCCTATGATCTACCCTCATTTTTTTAAATGATAACCAATAATAAATAAGAGAAAAAATATGAAAGTTAATTACTTGATTAAAGAACTCAGTATGCTAGTCGATTTTATTGAAAATGGAGACTTCCAAGAAGAAAGGAAAATGATATTAATAGAGCAAATTATACGGCTTTACGAGCCAGAAGTTGTAATGCAATTAGAATAATTCAGATACAAAAAAAGCCGCATTTATTAATGCAGCCAGTATAGAAATAATGTAGTGGTTTTTGTCCGGATTGTCAAATCATACACATTCTAATCGTCGCGACTTATCAGTGTATATTTACCTCTTCTTTTACGTACGAAACGGCTAATCCATCCAAGAACTGAAATATATCCCCATTCTTAAAATCTATCGCTACTAACATGTTCTTTATTCTTTTACTCACATCTTTATATCTAGCCATTTGCTCTACCAACATCTGATATGTAAAACCAAAGTGACCATCTATTACAATCTCATCATCAAGTGAGCCTCCTTTCTCCTCTATAAGCTTTTTCATATAAGAGATAAATGATGAACCGGGCTTTTTAAATTCCACCACCGTTGTTTCTCTTTCAATTTCTGACTCATAAGTAACGCTTTGCTGAATATCAATGATATTACTATCCTTAGTACTAACATTAAGTTCCGCTTCTTGAGTTAATACTTCATTACTCTGCTCTTGCTCTACTGGCTCTTTGTAACTTAACCATTGATAGTACTCTTCCGTAAATGCTCGAATAACCATTTTAAAGGTAATTGTAAACTCATCACTCCAATGGTATTGACCACCGATGCGTAATGACTCTGGCTTACCTTCTGGATCACAAGTTAAGTACACCTTCATATCTCGATAGTTATCTTCCATCCATTGCCTAACTACTTTAGCTGATGTTTTATGAGAGCCATTAGAACGCATTGAATCATCAATCCACATGCTGTGTGTCTCTTGTGTGATTTTAGTAGACATATCTAATAGCTTATCAATCATTATCTTTGCGTTTTTACGAATTTTACCAGTCTTAAAGTTCATGGTTGCCCACCTTTTGAATTAAGTTTAAGTGCTTGTTTATGTTGTTGATAATACACCTTGCGAATGCAAAGTAAACAGTCTTATTAATAAACTTTTAAAGTTATTTAATTTATAAGTATCTTACTTACCTATTTACTTAATTTGTAACTAGAGTAATATATAGCTGTTTTATTTACTTAATATTAAGGTGACAATGTGGGCAACATTATTCTTGTAGGACACGAAAAAGGCGGTGTGGGTAAAACTGATACCGTTATTAGTTTGGCAGTTGCATTAGCTAATGAGCAATACAAAGGAAAAACGGACAGAATACTATTGATTGATGCTGATAAGCAGTTATCACTCTATTCATGGGTACAACGTCGAGAAGAAGATCCAGAGCTTAATAACTTCCCTTGTATTTCTTTACGCGACAACATAGCAGCGCAAGTTAAACGCGAAGCTGAAAAGTATGATTATGTTTTTGTTGATGTAGCTGGAAGAGACAGTAAAGAGATGCGCAGTGCTATGACAGTGGCTGATTTGCTACTATCCCCTACCGGAGCATCATTAGCCGACTTAGAAACGCTTACAACGCTAGTAGAGAACCTAGAAAGCGCACAACTAATCAACCCAACACTAAAGCCGCTTATCTTTATAAGCAAATCAAACACTCGGTCACAAAGAGAAAAACTAGAAAGCCGTGAACTATTAAAACAATATGATGAATTCAAACTATTACGTATAACTATTGACGACCGTGTTTCACACCGTGATAGCTTCCGTTATGGAAAAGGTGTTCATGAATGGAAAGATAGTAAAGCCAAAGGTGAAGTAAGCTGTTTACTTAAAGAGGTTTTAGATGAACTTAGATAGAAAAGCAATTGAAGCGCGTAAAGCAAAAATCAATCAAGATGATGTTGATAAGTTTATTGATGGTGCTGATAAGCCTAATGAGCAGAAAGTAACTGGAAGACCTCGCAGAATGAAAGGCGAGAAAGTAAAGCCGGTTACTATTTCTCTCACGCCAACAGAAGAAAGAGCACTGGACTTACAAATTAAACGATTTGATATGATTTCATTTCAAAAAGAAGAGTTGGTTAAATTTAATCGTGGTGGGTTTGTTCGTTCTCTGACTCAGTACGTTGAAAGTTTAAGTGATGATGAATACTTTGAACTGATAAAAAATAATACAACTAACTAAAAAATTTAGAGCGTACCTATCGAGACACCAAATGGTGAGGTACGCTCTATTCATTTCAACTAGAAAAAATTGAACCTGCGTATACTTCTATCTCTTCATTTTCAGACTTAAAGAGAGGTGCAGATGAATTAGTTTTCGTTAATGCTAAAAATATAGACTTAACCAATAAAGCCATACATATAACAAAATATGTTAATGGTGAAAGCCTTAGATTTACTGTCATTAACGCCCTAGACAATAAGACAAATTTCTCTTCATCTTCATCATTTAACTGCTTAAGAGCATGGCTAAACTCTGTTATATCTGGTTTATTGCTTATCCCTATCAATACAAACTTCATAATTTTAAAGGCAGTGCATTGTCTCATCGAATCGTCATACATGTTATACACTGTTAATTTTAAAATATCTGGATGATCTCCACCTAAAAAAGCATCTACATCTTTAGCTGTATTTACCCAAAGTTTTTTCGCATTAAAAAAACATAGCATCATATACACTGGCACTAATACTGCAATTATAAAATAAATCATATCATTACCTACCTGTTTACTTCTTTCTGTTTGCATCCATGTTTTCTTGATTCAGCTTGCAATCTCATTTTTTCCATACTCAATTGATACTCAAGTATGTTGCTGTGCTTTTTTGTATTTTGTCTCTTAAAATACATTAACACAGGTGAAAGCATTACTGTTGTTGTACAAAACACCAAGAAAATAAATAAAATCGCGGCTAAGTAAGGGCTCTCTTCTGAAAACTTCTCAAAAATCACAGGGAACACCTCAATTATACTATCTAATGGGGTTTCTTGAACTTCTGCTATAGCCTTACCTGCCGATTCAATTACATCACTTCCATCTACCAATATTTATACCGCTAAGTTATATTTCTAGCTATCCATGTATGCATATTATATTAACCATTTTATTAAATGAACTAAATTAGGTAAAAAATATAAAATGACTTCAATTAAGTAAAAAGCATAAAATGACTTCAATTAAGTAAAAAACATAAAATACATGTATTTACGTAGAAAAATGTTTTTCTACTACTTTAACTATCTGCCTTTCCCACTCTTTAATCACTTGATGAATCCAAGCTATTATCTGCTCGTATACCTTCTTATTTTCATGATAAGTACTCTTAGGTATACCCATGGCTGCGGCTCTCATACGGCTAGATAGTGGCTTTGTAATATCCTTTCCTGGTGCATGCCTTAATGCATCACGTAACGTCACTTTAACTAAACCAACAACTGCTTTTGATTTTATCTTAGGGTGCTTAATCCTAATGGCTTTAGACAATCTTGCCGTTAAGTAACTCAATGATTGCTCATCAAACGTATTGCTATAAGCGAACATAGCCCACGCTGTGGATTCACGATTCAACCCAGATAATGCGTGTGCAAAATCCATCTGGGTAAACTCGGCTTGTCCACCACAACCAGTATCGAACTTTACAACTTTCAGACCTGTTCTCCCTATCTTTTCTAACTGTGAATTACTCATTGAATAGCCCCCAAGTCTAATGCCGTTTTTATAGTGTCTTTAACGTAATAGAGCTGAGTACCATGCTCTTCTTCCCAAGCTTTAGGATCATGATGAAACTTTTGATGTTCACTGCTTAACATTGGAAAAGTAAATAAATCATGAGCCTTTCCTCCCATCTTACCTTCACCATGTCCAATCAAATGATGAGCAACAACTTGATCATAATCAGAGCCAGTTCTACCAGTTACAACACAAGGTAGTGAGCGAATAAATTTTAAATATTTTTCACAACGCCAGTTTAATTCTTTCGGCCTAGCCATAAACATTGCAGGAGGCTCATCGTCTATATCCAGCAACTTAACTAAATTTTTAAGCGATTTACGTTCACATTCTTGATTATCAAGAGCTAATACTCGCGTATTGTGACCGTTTTTTTCTTTCACTGGTTTACGATTAAATGCAGATTCTAAAAATGATCCCGGTAAATACTCATACGTTTTGTTCTTTATGCTCCACCACAACACATCTGAATAATTCAATGGATATGATTGTTCTAGTCTTAGATGGTTTTTAATTCGCTCAATGCAGAACTCAAAGAAATTCTTAATTGCTCGCTTTTCAAGTTCTTTGATCCGTTCACTGGATAAACAACCAGTATTTCGATATTGATTATCATGATGCCAACACAAACGAGCTTTACCGATCTTAAAATCAGTCGTTGTCAGGTTCTTATCGCAGTACTCACCATCAAATGCTTGGCACATGGGAATACGTTCAACGAATAATCCAAAATCTGAACCAAAAAGTGGAAGTACTTCCGGTTTACAAAAATACCTCACCAAATCCATTTTAAGCGTTAATTCATTTTTATGAGTAGTTACAGGCGTAAAATCAATTAAACCACTCTTAGAATTCGATAGAAGGACAGGAACAGGCATGATAAGCACACGTTGATCCTTTAGATCTTCAAAGAATGAATTAAATAACTTCGCCCCCGGCTTTAAAATCATCTGACCCAATTCAGGAACAGGAACTACTTTTAAAATTAAACCTTGGTTATTTTTCATTTTTTATTCACGCCACGCTTAACTCGACTTGCCATGATTAATTTTTCAATTCTTATCGCGAATTTATCAAAACCCGGGCTTGGCTCTTGCCCAAACTCGTTGGAATATTTTTCCAACCACTGATTCGCTACGTCACGACCACCACGTTTAAATTTTAATTCGTATTTACTTGAAACGAATTCCTGCATTTCCGGTTTAATTCGTCTCATCCAAAGTATGATCAAGGCTCTATCCGATTCATGACCAGTTTGATGATAAAATTTAGGTAATATCATGCTGCCCCCTGCAAAGAATCAATTTGTGCCAATAACTCCTGACGCTCTTGAGCCATTTTTCTAAGTTGACCGTTTGATGAATCTATCGCAGCTTGGATACCGCCCATTTCCATGTTTCGACTTAGCACGATATTTTCAGAGTCCATTTCTGATTCAAGAATACTTACCCGTAATCGCAATTGCTGTAGTTCGTCCTGATCTGGAATTTCAATCACAGCGGCTTGTCTAGGTCCACGGTCTTGTTCTCGTGATAACCATGTGTTCATGAACGCCCTGACACCGCTAGACGTTTTGCGTTTACGAGGATTCGATTCGGACCAACCGATCATTTTTCGGATTTCTTGATTTACATCAACCGCAGGGTATAACTCCTGTGCTGCCTGAATATCTTCCGAGTACACGTTGTGGAATTCGTTTTTACGATTCAATGGAATTGTATATACCGGAATTCGCTGCTCGGCTTCGTGCAATTTTTTGCTCGGAGCAAGATCTCTTACTAGTGGATCTCTTAATGGATCTAAAGATGGTGGATCGGGGTCGAATTTCGCCCGGTCAGAAACGCTATTTTGACTGGTCAGAACTTTGTGTTTCGACTGGTCAGGATTTGACTGGTCAAAATCTGACTGGTCAGAATCCGCCCTATCAACATCTGACAAGGCTATTCTCGACGGGTCAGAATCTGCCTTGTCATTATTTAAGTTCTCATAAGCCGTTTTCATCAATAATGAAACCGATAAATGATACATATTCGAACTATTAATTCGATGCCCTTTACGAACAACACCCGGTCGAGATTGCTTAGATAACCAACCATCTTTTATTAACTGATTTATGGTTGTTTTAACTGTTGTTACCGATACTCCAGACTTCCTAGCTATCGTTTCAATTGACGGCCAACAAGCCCCATCATCATTAGAAAAATCGGCAAGGCACAACATCACCAGTTTTTGAGAACCTTTGAAATCAATATCCCAAACATAACTCATTATTTTTACTGACATAGTGCCTCCAATATTTCATCTTTCTTCAAAGTCCATAGGTGGGGCGTAGTTATACGTCCACCACGATCCCAACAAAACCATGCGTATTCAGAATTATCACTTCCACCATGCACAAAAGACGGCCTCGGTGTAAAAACAAAGAAATGAGTCGGTGGGTATTTTCGCCAAAAATCAGCACGCCCTTTACTACCTAAAAATCCCATTCTAAGTAAAAAGATTAATGTGCCATCAACGGCTAAATCACGATCCAAAGCTGTAGATATAAACTCAAGAGCATGAGAAAACGGAGGGTTCGTTATTATTACGTCAGCCGTCATATCTTGTTGAGTAGTTAGATAATTAACACCCTCCTCAATTTCAGCCCATTTAACTACGTGCCCTGTAGGGAAACGTTCAATAATCCTACCGTCCCCTTTCGCAGGTTCAGAAATAATATCTTTTGGTTTGAAATTAATTAACGGCATTAAACCATCTATACACCAATACGGTGTTGGGTAGTAATCTCGTTCAATTCGTTCTTTAGCCATTACAACGTTCCTCGACTATATGTTAATCCCGTCTTTGTTAAACCAGAACGGGGAACTGGTGCTCGCGTAGCAGCGCAACCATTTACACGATATAATTCGGCTGCAACCATTTTTAATACGATAAGAGGAATCACAACAAACACAGGAAGAATGCTATGGAACAATATGAGATAGAATTTGCTATCCACCACAATGAAAACTTGGAAAAATATCAATTCAGATTTTGGAATAGAATTAATAACCTGATTGTTTCCCTTCAAATATTCTTTAGCGTTGTAATATTCGCTAATGTAGCCAACGTTCAATGGTTCGGTGCTTTCTTGGCAATCCTTACTATTGGAGCTTTTATCTATCGCCCTGAACGTAAAGCTATCCAAGCTGAAAACCAGATTGAAAAATACATTCATCTTCGATTGCGCTATAGCTGTTGGGATGAGGATACTTTGAGAAACAAATTTGAAAGTGTCACAAATACCGATAGCTCGGTTCTTGGCTGTTTCTATAACCCTGCGTTTAATCGTACTGTCATTCAAAAAGATCAAAACGATGCATTCATTAAAATGACGTTCATGGAAAAGGTCATGTCTTGGATTGCAGGAGACCTCCCTAGAATTTGATAAATTAATATTTGACTTTAAATACATAATTCTGCATCCTTTATCTCGTTTGGTTCATTCCTACGAATGAATGGTTGCCCACCAACAAACTCATTAAGCCACGTTTACGAACGTGGCTTTTTTGATCTCTGATTACCTTCTTTTTTATTAAATTGAATTTCATTTATAATTTTACTCACATCAATTTCTGTTAATTCAGATAGCTTGATAAGTACCGTCGTCTCTGGAATATGACTTCCAGTTAAAACCCTACTAATTGTTGACTGAGAACAACCAACACTTTCTGCTAATTTTCGTTGCCCTTTCTTATCTACAAGTTTTTGCATTTCATCCAAAAACATATGTTCTCCATAAATCCCAATATTCATATGTGCATTATTTATGATTCATTAGTGAATTACAACTGTACTATTTAATTTTCTATAATTTATTCAGAGGTGAATCATGTGGAAAATTTAAATAATCTTGGAGAACGCCTTCAATGGGCAAGAAAAAAACAAGGTTTAACTCAATATGATATTGAGGAATCAGGGGTAATGAAACAGAGTGTTTACAGTAAGTTAGAAAGAGGATTAGTTGCTAACACGTCAAAAATTGTAGAATTATCTGATATCTTAAATGTAAGTACATATTGGTTGCAAACAGGCAAAGGAAGCCATGAATCTACAATTCAATTATCCAAACTGACAACACTAGAAAACGCTATCAAGAAATATAATCTGACAGAAGACGAAATAGCTTTAGTAGAAAAATACGCAATAGAAAAAGCAAACGAAATATTTTTAAAAAAATAAACACATTAAAATCAAATAAATAGCCGCTATTAGCGGCTTTTTTTACACTCCATAGAAGTCATAAATGAATATTATTACTTGATATTTGATTCATCTGTGAATATATTAATTAGCAACAAGGCACTAAAGCCTATTGCTCTTTAACAATACGAACCTAGACAAAGTGAATTATGCGGCCTGCCATTGTGCCGCCCGATCCTATCAATCTGGATTGATAGGACAGTAACAACGGTGAATCTACAGCCCCCCAAGATGGTGTGGAGGTGTGACTGTTACCTCAGCAGGATTTTAGTAGTAGTGAGGTCATTAGAAAGTATTCAAGTTGAGTTCTTTCTAATGATTAACGATTTATACTCAAGGTGATAGGTATAAAAAACGATTACTTAACTTCCCACGTACTTCTCATACTAGATTTTATATTAAAAGTACCAGAAGATAAGCAAGATGCATAAATGACTGAACCGTCATCAAAAGTACTACTTACAACAGTTTCAGTTGTATAGATATCACCTTTATTGCCAACAAGTTCCTTTATCTCATTAAGGGAGTCCTTGCATCCATATGGCCTAAATGTTTTCCCTGTTCCTGTTATTTTAGGTTTTTTTGAATTTTCAACCAGAACGTATAAAGCAAAAAGAATAAAGAAAAAAAAGCCCCATCGTTTACGTGTTTCCATTATTGTTTCCATGATTGGTTGTGTAGGAACTCCAATTATATCACGTACCGAGCGTGACTAAATATCTCGGCAACCTACCCATACTTAGATAATGCTTCCATATTTAAATGCTTATTAATTTAGTAAGCATCTAAATATAAACAGCAAGGGCAACCATTTATATGAATACAAACAACCTACTTTTTTGGAAGAAAGTAAAAGCATTAGCTAACCACGCAATTGATATTACTAATGATAAGTCTAATAAAACATTCGATTTACTCGGTAATAATCACGTTGAATTAAAAGAATCATTAATGGTTCTAATTTCAACTAACGAATCATCATAAATAACCAAACTCACTCAAATATAAGTACTTGGTTTCGGTATGTGACAACTATCGAATAAAGCCAGTCTGTTTATGGTCAAACCATACGTGAAGCCAACACGTAACAATACATACTCAAACTAGGGAGTCAGTCTTGTAAGCGCCAATTAGGTGCTGTCTATTGGCAGTAGGCAGAAAAACAGCAAGCATCCCGAACCAAGTATATACAGTGTCCAAGTACTTATTTTTGAGTGAGTTTTCCTTTCCCTACCCTCAGCGTTAATAAAAACCAAAGCAACCTTACTTACAAGGCTGCTTTGCTATTTGTTAATCACGGAGGCTTCCTATGTCTGAACCAGAAAAAGGTAATTTAAGCATGGAAAATCGTATTACGAATTTTCCACAACTAATGCAACAACTCGACGGTGGCGTTCTTAGTAACGTTGCTGGTCTAGCATTATCAAATGTAGCAAGAGCAGCAAGCGCAAGTGGTAAGAAAGGCAAGTTTACCATTGAGTTTAATATCAAAGCTGTTGGTACAAACTTAGATATGGTTGAAATCACAGCCAATATGAATGTTACCGAGCCAAAATCAGGCCATGGTAACAAAAAAGAAGATTTCCAATACACATCAATGGCACACATTGGTAAAGGCGGAAAACTTACCTATGACAAGCCTAAAGAAGACATTAACAGTCAAATGCAACTTGTCGATGCAATTAAACCACTACAAGAAGTAAGAGGATAATATCCATGTCAATGACAGAGACTGCTATCAAACGTATTCAAGAACTAGGTTCGGCTCCTGAATTTTTAAGAGCTCTTGAAGCATCAAATTTAAAAAACCCGGTTATCGCTTTACCTGATTCTTATCAGTTACATGATTTAGAAAAGCACATGCCTAACCGTACCAACTACCGCGGAACATTCAGCACTGATAATCATGATGAGTTTGCTAAATACTGTAAAACGTATGAAGTAGAAGGCTCTCAATGCTTTATTAATGTTGAAAATATGACAGCTACCACGATCATTGATTTAGGCACTCAAGAGTTACCGGGTCACTGCGATCACAGATCAAAACTCTCACTTAAAGCAACGGCTGATTTTAAAGCTCTCTTGAAAATTAATGACAAACAATCAGATCAAAAAACTCTGGCTGAATGGATTGAAGATTACACCGAATCATTACAAATTTTCACTGAGCATGGTGAGTCAGTAGAAGTATCTCAAGCTGCCGCTGCAATTCGAGCTATGACGTTTGAAGTTAAAGCAGGCCAAACATCTGAAGTTAATAATTTCAGTGCGCAACAATCTGAATATGAATCAATGGCGATCACAACTAAAAATGAATTGCCAATGCCTCACATCTTCAAATTTAAATGTGAGCCATACCTTGGATTGCCTGAGCGAACTTTTGAAATGCGCATGAGCACAATCGGTAATAAAACTCTAATTCTACGAATTAAACAATTAGAGCAGCATATCGAATCTATGGGTATTGAGTTCAAAGAACTTGTTATCGAAAAACTACAAGCTAACGAAACTACACACATCGTTACTTATATCGGTACTTTCTAACAAATGATGGTGGGCACCATGAAATTTGTACCTATTGAAAACAGTGAATATCTACTTGTTTATTTAAACAAAAAAATCATTGCCTTAATTGGTAAGTATGAACCTTTATCTGTACTGCGTGTTCAATTTGAAAGTGCATAATCAGAATAAATCGAATCAATAAGGCCGCATAATATGTGTGCCTTATTTTTAAGGATATAACAATGAACATCATGAAATTTAGAGTTATTTACGCAAAAGAAAATCAACTGCACCATCATTTCACTTGCCTTAATTGCCTAATTTTAGGAAAAGATAAATTCCCATATAACGATGTAGAAATCTTAGATAAAAGCATCTTTACTGGTTGGGTAGATATAAAAGGTAATGAAATCTACCCGGGGGATGAAATCATGTATCGAGACAAAGATGGTGAAGACTCTTACCTTGGTGTTGTTACTTGGTTTCCTGCTTGGACTGGATGGGCTGTAATTTCAGATAAAGATTTACCAACAGCCATTGGCGAAGTTGGCTCAACGCGAGCCCAATTCACCTTAGATGAAATTGAAGTTGTTGGTAATCAAATTAAAAGAAACTTTCTCAATAAATAGAGGGCATTATGCAAATACTGTTAATTGAATGGGCAAAGACCAATTTTAGTGTGATCCCTAGCCCTACAACCCTTTCTAATTATGCTAAAACCAAACAAATACGCCCTCACCCTGTAAAGTTTGGCGGTAAATGGATGTGTGAGCCTGATGCAAAATTTGTTGGTATTCAATCGAATTACAAATCAGATATCGACAATCCTATAGCATTGGAGTTTTTAGATGGCTGCTAGACCTAGAACACACAACATTAATGTTCCAAATCTATATCGAAAAATAGATAAGCGAACAGGAAAGGTTAATTATCAATACTTCAATAAGCTAACTGGCAAATGGAAAAGTAAAACCATTAATGATCCAAATGAAGAAAAAGAGGTTATTCATGCAGCTATCGAAGCCAATAGAGTTATTGCAGAAAAACTCACTGAACATTACAACCACTTCCTCGACACTAAACCTCAAAAAATCAAGCAACATGGTATAAATGCTGATTCTTTTTGTGAAAAATATATCTCCATTCAAACAGAAAGGTATGAACACAACGAAATAAGCCAAAGTACCTTAAAAGCCAAGATTTTATATACAAATAGATTTGCTGAACGATTTAAAGGCGTTGGTTTAAAAGACATCGACACTCGTAGTATCGCTTTAATCATTGATGAGTATAAAAATGAAGGTAAATTTCGAGCTGCGCAATTACTTAGAAGCTACTGGGTTGATATTTTTAATGAAGCACAGCATCAAGGGGAAGTTGACTCAGGCTTTAATCCTGCTAAATCAACAAGAGCACCACGTGTAAAAATCCAACGTTCAAGATTAAGTAAATCAGACTTTATGCTCATACTAGATAGCGCAATCGAATCTGGTACATCTTATATCGTTACTTCCATGCTATTAGCAATAACGACAGGATTGAGACGAGAAGATATTACAAACCTAAAGTTTACCGATATTAAAGATGAGCATTTATTTGTAGTCACAAGTAAATCTCGTGGAAAAACGAAATTAGCTTTCCCTCTTGATTTACGAAATGACTTAATTGGTATGACGCTTAGAGAAGTCATTTCTAAGTGTAGAGCTACTGGTGTGCTATCAAAATACGTACTACATCACGCATCTAAGCATAATAGAGCAATCGTAGGACAAAAAGTAGATGGTAAACTGATAAGTAAATGGTTTGCTAAGTGTAGAGATAATACATCACTAAAATGGGAGGACTCAACTCCTCCCTCATTTCATGAAATCCGTTCACTTGCAGAACGACAAT